GACGTTTTGGCCCTTCCTTGCAAGGGCGGTCACCAGCCGTTTGCCCTGTCTAGATGAACCGCCTGTATGCACGTTCTTGCGGGGCCAAGCAGTGCGGGCGACATGGCAAAGCTAATACGCTCCGTTGAGGCGAAAGCCTCTGGACGCGCCCCGGGGCGCTAATCGGAGCACCAACAAAGCCCGCTGGATCTTCGGATCGGCGGGCTTTTGCCGTTTGCCGGGCGCGGCTCTCTTTCTCTATGAATCAGTGCAGTTGCCAAATGGAGAGCCGTCGCCCTGGCATCTAATCCCGCAAATCCAGCGCATCTGACCGAGCCCCGCCACTTCACTCCGGCGGATCTGCAAGGCAAAGCTGGCCCTCGCGGCACAAGGGCAATCGGCCGCGCGGAGTCTGGACGGAACGCCGATGCAAGCGGCGAGGGGCCGCCCAAGGCCGCACTAACAACACACGGGCTCGCATTGCGGGCCTTTCTTCTTTTGGAGCCTCATGAATCCTGCGGTGCGTCAACTGCTGACAGGCGGGATGTCCAGGGCCGATCGGGACATCCGCGACCGCCTTTCGCGGCTGGAGGTGTCGCCCGGACGGATCATCGGATTCATTGGTGACTCCATCACCAACGGCTCCAGCGCAACGAGCGCAGGCGTGGCGTTCCCGACGCAATCCATCCACCTTGCCGGTGCGCTGCAGTTCTCGGTAGCCGGCGCGGTGATTGCCGGCGTTCCCGGTGAGCGTAGCGACCAAATCCAAGCGCGCCTTGCTGGCGTTCTTAGTCAAGGTGTGCGGGTGCTGGTCATTCTGGCGGGAACGAACGACGCCGGCCAGGGCGTCACATCCGCGACCTATGGCGCCAACATGGCGACGATGCTGTCGGCCTGCCAAAGTGCGAACGTGCGCTGTGTCGTGGTGACGGTCCCGCCCCGAAGCAGCGCGGTTGCTACGTCCACCACAAGGACGCTGACGAGCGAATACAACGCATGGATCAACGCCAACGCCGTGACCTACGGTGCCCTGGTCGCGGATGCGTGGACAGCCCTGAAGGATGGTACTGGCGATCTGGATGCGACCTACGACTCTGGCGATGGGGTCCACCCGAACACGCTGGGGCACCGCCGCATTGCCCAATCCGTCTCGGCCAAGCTGCAGACGTTCATGCGCAGCCTGGACGGGATCGTCACGACGACCGCCTCGCTAAACATCGTCTCCAACCCGCTGATGACCGGGACGGGCACCAAGCCAACCGGCTACTCGGAGCAGGCGGGCGGCACTGGAACCGCCCCGACGTACTCCATCGTTGATGACGCCTCTGGTTTTCTGGATGCCGGGCGGTGGGCGGAAATGGACTTTGACGCCGTCTCTGGCGGAACGAGAAGGCTGGCCTGCACGCTCGCTGGCCGGTGGGCGGTGGGGGACGTGATCTGCGTGACGGGGAAGATGCAGATCGAGGATGTTTCCGGAAACTGGGAAAGCTCGGTTGTCGCCGGGACTGCCGGGGTGAGCATCAACCTGGTCAACCAGAGCGCTGTCGCCCTTCGCAACAGCAGTGCAACCGGGGGCGCCGTGGGTCTGAACCTTGGCCCGATGTGGTATCCAGTCACTGTTCCCTCGGGGACGACCGCAATCATTCTTTGGTGCTCAGTCACCCTGCCGGCCGGGGCGCACATCAAGGCCCGGTTTGGCGCCATTGGGGCGATCAACGTCACGCGAATGAACGCCGCCACTGCATTCCCATAAATACCCTTGGAGAGCCTAACCAATGGCCTACAAATCCCAGCCCACCATCACCCGTCCTGCAAACACCACCGCTTATTCAGCGGGGGATGTGGTGGGAGGGGCGATCACGTTCTCGGACATCGGCCTGCAGGGCGGTCGGCACATCCTGCTGACCTCGGCAGACCTGCGCATCGACGTGAGCGCCATCCCTTCGGGCATGACCAGCTTCCGCCTGCACCTGTACCGGGAGACGCCACCTTCGGCACTGGCTGATAACGCCGCATGGGATCTGCCGTCCGGCGACCGTGCTGCGTATCGCGGCTACATCGACCTGGGTTCGCCGGCAGACGTGGGCTCGACCCTGTTCTGCCAGGTGGATCAGATCAACAAGCATGTGAAGCTGCACAGCGGCGAGACGAGCCTGTACGGCTATCTGGTGACGAACGGCGGGTTCACGCCCGCCGCCAACTCCGAAGTCTACGTTCCGACCCTTCACGCAATCGGCCTGTAAGCGGGTCACTAACCACTGCGGACACCCGAAAGGACCCGCGCCATGAGTTTGAATTCGGATAAAGAATCAAAGAAATCAACCGGCAAGGGTGGTGCGCGCCCTGGTGCCGGTCGTCCAAAGGGCGCGCTGGACAAGGGCAATGCCACCATCCGGCAGATGATCGTCGCTGCCCTTGATGGCGTGGGCGGGGTCGAGTACCTGAAGCAAACGGCAAAGAGCCATCCCGCCGCGTTCCTGAGCCTCATTGGCAAGGTGATGCCAATCGAGGTGGCGAACCCGCCTGGCGAGGCATTCAAGACCGAGAACAAGTGGACCGTCGAGCTGGTGCAGAGCAATGGCGTACCGCCTCAGCCTGCCCAGTAAGCTCGCGCCGCTGCTGGAGCCCAAGCGGTACAAGGTTCTGCACGGCGGGCGGGGGTCGGCAAAGAGTTGGTCTGTTGCCCGGGCACTGATTCACCTGGCGACGATCCGGCCCATTCGCGTGCTGTGTGCGCGTGAGACGCAGAAGTCAATTCAGGAGTCGGTCCATAGGCTGCTGAAGGATCAGATTGCCGCGATGGGCGTTGAACACCTGTTCGACGTACAGGAGACGCGGATTCTGGGCGAGAACGGCTCGGACTTCGCATTTGCCGGCATCCGTCAGCAGGGTGTGGCAAACCTCAAGTCGTTTGAGGCGGTGGATATTTGCTGGGTGGAAGAGGCCCAGGTGGTGTCTAAGCGCTCTTGGGATGTTCTGATCCCCACCATCCGCAAGCCAGGCTCGGAGATCTGGATCACCTTCAACCCCGAGCTGGAGGACGACGAAACGTACAAGCGCTTCGTCTCTGAGCCGCCAGAGGATGCGTGGGTTGCGCAGGTCAATTGGTCGGACAACCCGTGGTTTCCTGATGTCCTGAATGGTGAGCGCTTGCTGATGCAAAAGCGCGATCCGGTGGGCTACAAGACCACATGGGAAGGGCAGTGCCGGCCGGCAGTTGAGGGCGCGATCTACGCCGAGGAGATCGCAGCGGCGGTGCAGGCCGGCCGGATCCGCAATGTCCCCTATGACCCGATGCTCAAGGTCCATTGGATCTGGGACTTGGGTTGGAACGACTCAACATCGATCATCGGTGCCCAGCGTTCGGGCTCCGAGATCGCGGTCTGCGACTACATCCAGGGCGATCACAGGACGCTGGCCGATTACGCTCAGGACATTCGTGATCGGCGCTACAACCTCGGCACGCTATGGCTGCCGCACGATGGGGCGGCTAAGAACCTGCAGACGGGCAAGAGTCCGCAGGAGGTTTTGACGGGCCTCGGGTTTGACGTGCAGATCGTGCCGAACATCGATGTGGAGCAGGGGATTCATGCAGCCAGGCTGCTGTTTCCTCGGTGCTACTTTGACAAGGCCAAGACAAGCCTGCTGACCAACGCGCTCAAGCGATACCGGCGCCAGCAGAACGCGACGACCGGAGCTTACGGGGCGCCGCTGCACGACGACAACTCGCACCCGTCAGACGCCTTTCGGTATCTGGCCGTGGTAGCGGACAAGCTGACAAACGAAACGTGGGGCGGGTCGCTCAATTACCCGTCCCTGATGACTGCCTAAGCATCGCCGAGAGGCGACCTAAAGGAAACGAATGGCAATGACCCGCGACGAACTCGGAGCGCTCGTTGACGCCGAGGCTCGTATTGCCATTGGCTTTGACTCTGGCAAGCTCGCCGAGCAGCGCCGGAAGGCTGAGTACTACTTCTATGGCGAGGCCAAGGAAGATCTCGCTCCGCCCTCCATTCCCGGCCGCTCGCAAGTCGTGGTGCCGGTGGTGCGCAATACCGTCGAATCCATGCTGCCGCAGCTCATGGTCAAGTTCACGGGCGGTGACACGGTGGTGGAGTTCGAGCCGACCGAGCCGAACGACGACGAGAAGGCCAAGCAGGCAACCGACTACTGCAACTACCTGTTCTTCAAGAAGAACAACGGCCACGCCATCACCTATTCGTGGTTCAAGGACGCGCTGAAGTTCAAGCGCGGGATCATCAAGGTCTGGTGGGACACGCGGGATGAAGAAAACCGCGAGGAATACCGTGGTCTGAATCAGGTCGAGCTGGCCCAGATCATGGACGACCCCGAGATCGAAGTCACGGAGCAGAAGTCCTACGCAGACGAAGAGGACGCTAAGCAGCGGCAGAAGGCGGTCGAGCAGCTGACGGGACAGCTGGCGCAGGCGCAGCAAGCGGCGCAGGCGGGCCAGGCTCCTGCCATGCAGGCGGCGATCCAGATTCAGGCGCAGATCGACAGCATTGCCCAGATGCCCGAGGCGATGCTGTACGACATCGTGTGCAAGCGGGTGAAGACTGGCGGCAAGATCTGCATCGAGAACGTGCCCCCGGAGGAATTCGGCATCTCGCGCAAGGCCAAGATGGACCTGCAGGAGGCGCCTGCGGTGTTCCATCGCTTCCGTCGCACCC